CCGTTGTGGAACTCGAAACGCTTTCTTGTTTCGTTGAAGTGGCCCAGTTCTTTTGGCACCTCGCGCTTGATCCACAAAATGTGGTTGCTTTCGAGTTCCGGCATCGTGCGGCGGAACAGGTAACAAACAAGGCCGGGGTTCTCCAGGCAGAACTTAATCATGTCCCAGCGCATGGCCGTGGACTTGCCGCCGCCGACTGCGCCGCCGAACAGAATTTGGCGGGCTGTGGCGCTGTGCAGAAGTTGTTGTTTTGGCTGCGGCTCATATTCAAGCCGGATCGTTTTGGGCTGCGCCATTAGTGAATCGTGCCGTTTTCGCGGTCGGCCAGCATTTCAAAATCGTCGCGAATGCCGCCCAGAACCTCAATGGCGGCGGTGAGGTAGCTTGCAACAGCGTCAGCAGACATTTCACGCGCAAACCACGGGGCCAAAAAGACCTGATGCGCGGCTCGATCGTATGTCAGCGCGACCGCAATGTGATCGTGCTGCACGTCTACATCGTCAGACATGGTTCGGGTTGAAACCTCATTTTTTTTGTGGGCCGGGGTAACAAGTTTTTTGACGCGCGTGCGTCAGTATCACCTTCATCGCCGCCGACGCGGCGGCTGGGGGGTTGTGCCGGGGGGCCGCCTGGCGGATCGAGGCACCAGCTTGTGCCTTGGTTTGTGCCTTGGATTGCTAACACGTTGTAATTGCTTGCGCTTTGCGCTTGCACTTCAGGTTGTAACCCTGACGAGGATATTTTATTGCGTGAATATCTAATTCTGTGAAACTTTTGAGCGGTTTATTTCGCCCACCCGCGCGGCCCGCCCCGCATACTATTCGGCCTCGATTACCTCGCCATTGATGGTTATCGGCTCGTCTTCGCGAGAGAACAGCTGAAGGTTGACGGTAAGCCCATTCACGCCACCGGCTGCCTCGGCCCATTCATCGCGTGATCGCGGGCTGTGCTTCAACAACCAGGCGTCGGCTCTCCAATCGCCACGTTCGCCTGCGCTGTTGATGCGTGACGCCTGTTTTGCTGGGCCAGCAGCGACCGCTAAATCAATCGCCAATTTGAAATCGCTGTCACGATCCATCCAGTTTTTAAGAGTGTCGTAATGAATACCCGCGGCGGCTGCCGCAGACGTTTTCGATGATCCTTGTTCTAGGTAATGAATAATCGTGCCAACCGTTTCAGGATTAAATTTCTGCGCGAGATTTGTGCCGCCTTTATGAATTGGCAATTTTTCTACGCGCTCCCGCGTTTTATCAAGCGCGTCCCGCTCTGCGCGCCAGCCTTCTTTCTTTGCGCGCTCTTGTATTGTGGATTTCGCCGCACCCGTCACACGCGCCAGCTTGTGATAGCTAGCGCCGTCAAGATACTGCTTTTTGATCGCGACCCAATCGTACTTCTGTGAGGCTACCATCAGTTTCCTATTGCTAAATTTATTACCGTGAGTTATCTTTTATTTATTGTCACGCAACAGCACATCCTTGGGAGCAAGAGCAATGACCCACAACCACACGCCCAGTCCTTGGGTAGTTTGTCACTCAGAAAAGCCAACCTTTATCAGCCACACAACGGGCGTATATAGTCAACCAGACAGCAGCGATGAACGAATTATTGCGCTTTGCGATGAGGATTTGTTGCTATCGTCTGACGAGCAACTTTCCAACGCCCGCCTCATTGCCGCCGCACCGGAATTGCTGGATGCGTTGCAAGAATTAGAGCAGCGCCTTGATTATTCAAAAAGCGGCCCCTTCTCGCATTACGACAGCTTGGAGTGCCTTGGTATAGCCCGCGCCGCCATTGCCAAAGCTCGCGGCGAGTCATGACGACCATGCAGACACTTGCACACAACCGACGCATCTGGCGTGACTGGGCTGGAACGAATGACTTTTGGTCTACCGAGCCAACCCAACAGCGCCAAGTCATAAGCTGGCACAAGCGCAACCACACATTTGCGCTCTGGCACTTCGAAAGCGGCGCAACCGGCCCGCGTTACTTGCAAGGAAAGTTTGACAGTTTTAAAGAGGCAGCTGAAGCTGCCGATCAACACCACAAAGCCGAGGCGTAGCCGATGGACCTGATCATTCAAATTTTAGTGATGCTACTGGGATAGTGCGCGTGAGTGACACAATGCGTCACTTATAAGGTTTTTTACCCCTATTTCGTGCTGTTCGTCAACCCTGATGCACAATTAAATAATAAAGCGAAATCAGCGCCCCCTCAAACCTTCGCCGCACAACCCTGTGCGAAACGCCATATGAGCGCCCTACGGCGCTCCAAGCTGGCCCACGCTCCCTATTAACGGCACTAAAGCAAACGCGCCACACCAGCCGCGCATCATCGACCGCCATCGCACGCGTCAGCCCAATCGCCACATCCCACCGCGTAACATCACGACCATTCGCTGGCGACGGCCTTGGCGCGAACTCTCCATAGCCATAAGCCAGCGATGCGTCCGGCGCTATCTCCGGCCACGCTCCACCGCCACCACCTGGATGTGCGCCACGCGGCATTTTGCGCTCCGTCTCAGCCGCCTCAAAAAACAGACCCGCCAAATCATCAATTCCGGAAATATGCTGCCGGACCCACTCGACCACCTCTGGCGCAACAATCTTACTCATATCCACACAACTGCCACGGTACGGACACCGCAAACCGCAATCTCTAAAGAGATTGCGGTTTTTGCGGTGTTTCCCGCAATTGCCGCGCAACACCGCATTGCGGTGTTTGCGGTGTTTGCGGTGTCGTGATCAGCCATTAACAACCCACACAAAATTGTCGAGACAACCCACCCATTCGTCGCCAATCAACACATCAGCCGCACGATTAAATGTTGTGGAGCGATGCTTCGCCTCACCCCCGATAAGCCGCAAACCCTCATCGCGCCACACCTCCCACGGCACGCCGCGCACAACCAAACCATCGTCAAACGACCGCGCCTCACCCTCATCAACCAAAGCATTACGCAACGCCTTAAACACCTGGCGCTGCGCCGCACCACGCGGCCTTGGAGGCCGCGAGGGTGCGTCGGCAGCCGCAGCATCCCGCACCGCAACCACACAGGACGAAACCGGCTTTCCGCGCCCATTCAAACCCAATTCCACAACGTCGAGCCCGAACCCAAACTCGCCGCCAATCTCAAGTTCGCGCTGCTTGGTGACCTTTGCCACCGACATGCCTTCGCCAGCCTCGATCTCGATTTCGGTGTCACAACTGGCCCGCCAGACCGACGAACCTCGCGCACCTCGCGCCGAATCCTTGCCGGTGTGGTGAATCAGCATCACATGTGCGCCCGTCAGCGCCCGCAGCTTGTCTGCTGACGCCACCACAATCGACGCGTCCTTGGCCGAATTTTCATCCGCACCAGCCGCAACACGCGACAGCGTGTCCAGCACGATTAGCCGCAAGCCGCCCATGTCGCGCGCCAGCACCCGCACCGTATTAATCAAACGATCTAAATCCTCGGCAGAATCAAACATATTCACCGCCTGCGGCAGCACCCGGAACGGCACATCGCCTGCCACATCGTAGTGCTGGCGGAACGCCACCAACCTATTCTTGATCCCCCACGCACCTTCGGCGGCAATATAAAGGCACCCGCCTTGCGTAACGTCGCGGTCGCGCCAGGTGCGCCCCAGGGCAACATGCGCTGCTAGATCGGTGGCGAAAAACGTCTTGCCCGAGTTCGACGGCCCGTAAACAACGCTCATCTGGCCCGCGATCAGCAAATCCTCGACAAAATCATCAGACGCAAACGACGCCTCGATCTCCGAGAACCCAAAGGTGTCGAAGACGTTGCCCTCATCCAGCACCTCTGGCGCATCCGCAACCGCAAACGCATCAAGAGCAGCCATGACGCCAGCGCCATCTAACCCTGACGCCTCAAGCCAATCTGAAACGTCAGCCCGCGCGCCGAGATCGGCGCATACGGTGCAGAACCGAACCGACGCCGCGACGCCATACAAAGCCGCAACAGCAGCCTCGCCCTTGTCGCGCCCCGCCGCATCGTTGTCCGGCACGACAAAAACATGCTTGCCCGCGAAGAACTGCTCAAAGCCCTCCGGCCATTTGCCCGCATATCCCGGTCGCGTCGTGGCGCATACGCCAAGCGCAGCCAGCGCGTCGGCATCCTTTTCGCCC